ATACGATAGTTTTGTCCAATCCCACTTACTATCACTCGTCTGGATTAGCAACGTTGGGTCAAATAAGATTAACAATTGCTCGAGTAATTCAAGTTGTTGCTGTTGATTACTAACAAATACATACACATCTGTTGATACACGGTACGGAATCGGCATGTACCGATGAACAACTCTAATATCATCCGGCAATAACCCACCGCTTGGTAGGTATGTGGATCGTTCTTCTCCACCAACACCTTTGTATAAATCTGGTGCTAGCTCGATCCCTGTCATAAACGTCGATATTACCGGCAACCGAACAGGTTTATTCTGCGTGTTACCAGCTTGCACAGATGCAACTACTTTATCAATGCTACCATACATTGCTGGAACAGAAATTGATTGCTCGCGATCGCCTTGCCCAACTCTCACAGTAAATCCCGTAAAGATGTTTGTGAATTGAATTAAATAGCGTTCTATTTGGTGTGTATAAAAATATGGTTGGGATCTCATTATAAGTCCTCTATTGGGGTACTGTCAGTATCGACGAGGTATGATTTTAATCGTGTTTTATTAGCTTGCTGTGCCCAGCGTTCATCAGTTTCCAAATATACCCAGCGATTCTTCGCTTTACTGTATCGGTATAGGCGGGGTGGTATTTGTTCCAGAGTGTGACTTTCGTATGTGACGCGGTGATATTGGTTATTTTTTGGATTGAGTGGGAAGCCAACGGAATCATCACTCGTCGAGAACATCTCGGGTTTAGTACCAGCAGGAGGCATTGCAGTGCGCGTATTCTTGGGAGTACCATAATTAGAGGTTAGTTTTGCAATGTTAATGCCGTGGTCAGCTGCTACTTGTTGGTGTTGAGCTGGAACTTCGTCTATATTAGCAACAACTTGCTCATCAATGCCGAGCTGAGGGGTCATCATATCAGCTGCAATTTGGATTTGCTCGTTAGCTTGGAACGGACCTGTTGAAAATACTGTATCAAGCGAGTTAAAGCCATCGCCCATAGTACCGATATTTGGTTCGAGTGATCCAACAATATCCATCGTTTCTTGAGCTGCGAGCATTGGACGGGTGGTAATCCGCTGGAATAACGGCATCCAACCAGGTGTATAGCCGCGTGTGGACCAACTAACATCCGTAATCTCAACATACTTACGGACTATTTTCATATCAGGAGTAAATTGCAATTCACTTGGGATCTCAATCACATCCCCTATGATAAATCCACGTCCAAGCAATCGCACAGTTTCACCAAAATGTGTAGTCATCGTAAGCGTTGCAGATGGCAAGTCGATACCAAATCTTGCGAGTTCGGTATTGATATCGATCAAGTCGTAATATATCTTCATTTTTACTGGATTGATACAGTACGAACGGTCTCGATCCTCTTGGAATAGTGGACTGTCCTGTATATTGACAATATCTGTTTGGACGAATTCAAATAGTTCAAGTGTTTCCACAATCCAGCGATCGGTATTAACCTCCACTGGCCTCAATCTCCACATCCTAGACGCAACGCTCTGCTTGACAGCAATAATGTTGCGTTCGGTATTTTGAGGAATATTAACAACATCAACACCGAACCAACGAATGCCATCGTCGCTGCGCTCCACACGCGCACGATTGACCATATTTTGTACAGTACCACTTTGCTTGATAGCGATGCTTGTGATGTGTTTACGAGCCTCAGCATTGGCTTCATTCGAATACTGTTGAAGACCGTTTACACGTTTAACCATTCCAAAATCGTAGCCAATCCACGAATCTTTGAGTTTGGTACCCAACGCGTCACTTACCCAATGGGATGCAAATCGATCAAATGCGTTGCTTGGAGGGAAATCTGGGACAAAGTCGCTTGCAATCGCTGTTCCGAAGCCTGCGGCATCGATTAGCGTACCTTGCTGGTGAACACCAAGCAATTTATACACACACGCATTAGCTCCACCCATATTCAGTTGCTGTAATGCAACAGAGTTCATGTAGCTGTTGTCAATGTGTTGATTAGTTAGCTGACTAGCTGCAGACGTCTTTGGAGAGGTGGGGATTGAACAAACATCTCCATTAGGTTGAATAATAATGCAACCTGGTCCTTGAATCGTCAGCGCATCTATGCCTACGTGTGGCAATGGAGCGCAATCACCTGTCTCGCAACTATTAGCAGGAGGGCAAGCATTGCGTTCAACGAACTTTGGAGTGTTTGGGAATAATTGACGCTGTTCCAGTGCAAGAGCAGCAGTTGGAACAATGGATGGATCAAGAAAGATACTCATTTTTATCCTCTAGTGATGCTTGCACCAATGCCCCAAGTTTCAACATCAGATGCGACAAAATCGTAAATCTCTTGTCTCAACTTATCTTGCATTGCTTGTGCATCACCCTTTAGCTCAGCACCATTCATCGAAATTGCACCCCCAGCACCTGGCAGACTTTGATATTTACCACGCATTTCAGCTAGCATCATCTTAGCTTCTGATAGTGCCCAGTTCTCGACCCAGTTCTTTGTAATACGGTCAGTCAACAAATCTTGTTCTGTGCGCTCGATAACTGCATCGATTAATACACGTTCACCACGACCAATTTTGCGTTTAATAGCTAACACGCGAGTGCGTTCGGACCAGTCATATTGGAAATCTGATGCGAATAACTTCGAAACAACACTTTGATAGCTTGCAAGCAAGTGATACGTCAGGATGTCGAATGTACCCGAGACGTATAATTGTTGCAGCATCTGTTGGCCGTATATTTCTCCACCGAATGTTGAATTTAAGAATCCTCCACGGGGGCGATATACGAACAACACATCAACAATCTTGTTGTACCCAACCGTCTTGCTAGTTAGTGTGTAGTGCTGTTGACCTGCATTGAGATCCAAGAAGAAGTATCCACGATTGTATCCTGCACCTGAGTCGCGACGAATGTAATCGAGGCCCTTTTGTACTGCAAGATCCATCTGCGCACGAGTTAATTCAACATTGATAACAGGATGCCCCAAACGAGTGTATAAATTATCAATGATCATTCTGCGCTCATCAACACTACCGTCTGTACCAACGCCTAGTTCCGCATACATTGGTGTACCTGATTTACCATCCAACCCAGGTGTTGGACGAGCGGCTGTAAATCGCAGTAATGAGAATAATATCGGAGCATCAGTAAACTCAATATATGATGGTTCACCGCACACTGCAGATGTAACTACAATATCATTATTCGCATTGAACGCAGCTATGTACGGAGGATGCTGTTCCATCCAAGTAGTACCAGACCACACAAACATCGAACCAGACGTAGTATTCAACCACCGCTGGCCGGTTGCCGTAACTACTAGCGTGGTACTGAATGGAACCATCGTCCAAGCTGTCGGAGTAGTTTGTTGGAATAAACTAGTGCCATTAAACCATGTTGCACCTAGTTGCGGAGTTACCGGATCATATGCGGTCGTAAACGTTGGAGTCACAACGCTCCAAGATGCTCCATTACGTTGATACCACGTAGCAGTAATTGGGTTAAACCAAAACCCCGACGACAATGTACGAGGATCAGTTGAACTTTCAATAACATCGACCCCACTCCAAATAGAGCCACTGCGAACAAACCACTGTGATGTTGTCTTCCATAGCGCTCCCTGAGGTATGACAACAGGTAGTGAGGGATCAATACTAGAGGTGTATGTCGTTGTTGTAACATCAATCCAACCACTTGATGAATACTCGTATAGGGTCGAGGTAGTAGTGTTAAACCACAGTTCACCAACAGATATATTATTGATTGGCTTAGTAGCGATAGAGACTTGAATGTTGCCCCAAGTAGACGTCAATCCATTGAACTTAGATAACAGATTCACACTCGGATTAAACCACAACGTATTTGCTACAGGAGATACAGGGGTAGTAGTGCTATTCACAAACTGCTGACTAACCCAAATTAACCCGTTCCACAGCTGCAATGTTAATGTCATCGGATTGAATAACATCGTACCATTGGGTACCAACAATGGGTCAGTTGGGAATGATAATACTGATATTTGAGTC